TGATATACATCAATTAATTAAAAATCACGAAGATTTAAGAAAATCTTATCACGTAGCTTTAGATAAATTAGAAAAAGCCTACGAAGAGAAAATGGAAATTCAAAGAACTTTGGATAGACATTTAAAACAACAACAAAACAATGCCTAAAAAATTAACCCTCACCCAAAAAGTTGACCTACTAGTCAGTAAACTCGATGAAGTCCATAAAGATTTAGAAAAAAATACTAAGGACATCGAAGAGTTAAAGGAACAAGTAAATATGGGGAAGGGTGGTATTAGAGCAATCTTTATATTTGGTGCAATGATAGCTGCAGTATTTACAATATTTAAATTTGGACTATTGGTGAAATGAACAATCAAAACTGGAATTATACTTTATTAGCAATCGTAGGTTATTTAGCTTTCTTAGCATTAACACTTTTCTCTTTTTATTATTTTGGAAGATTGCTAGGCACAATTATTTGGTAATATGGAAAAAATATTAGAAGAGTTACATAAAACTTTAGCAGAAGAACTTCTTACAAGAATTAAAAGTGGAGAAGAAAAGGCTAGTATCTTAAATGTGGCTCGACAGTTTCTTAAAGATAATGGCATTGAAGGATTAGCAGTGGATGACTCTCCCTTAAAACACTTAGTGGATGAACTTCCATTTAACTCTGAAGATGACACAGAAGACGAAAAAGAAACAATCGCAAGATAAACTCTTAGATTTTAGAAATTTTTTATATGTTGTATGGAAACATTTAAGACTTCCTGAGCCTACACCTATTCAATATGACATAGCGAGTTACTTACAAAGTAATGAAAAAAGGTTGATAATAGAGGGTTTTAGAGGTGTTGGGAAAAGTTGGATTACATCTGCTTTTGCTCTGCATCAATTATATCTTAATCCTCAAATGAACATCCTTGTGGTGTCTGCCAGTAAGTCTCGTTCTGATGACTTCTCAACATTCTGTTTAAGATTGTTGTATGAAGTTCCTATCCTCCAACATCTTTGTCCTTCCGATAGTCAAAGACAAAGTAAGATTGCTTTTGATGTAAAACCTGCAAGAGCATCACATCAACCGAGTGTTAAGTCTGTTGGTATCTTTGGACAGATTACAGGTTCTCGTGCTGACCTTATTATTGCTGATGATATTGAAACACCTATCAACAGTATGACCCAAGGGATGCGTGATAGATTATCTGAAACAGTTAAAGAATTTGAATCAGTTATTAAACCTGATGCACGAATAGTTTTCTTAGGTACACCTCAATGTGAAAGTAGTTTGTACAACATCTTACCTGAACGTGGATATAAAAAGAGAGTATGGACTGCAAGGTATCCTGATGAGAAACAAAAGAATTATTTAGGTCACGCTCTTGCTCCTTTAATTTTAAATGCAATTGAGTTAGACAAAACACTAGTAGGTAAATCGACAGAACCTAAAAGATTTACTGATGATGATTTATTAGAACGTGAAGCCTCTTATGGTCGTTCACAGTTTGCCCTTCAGTTTCAATTAGATACAAGATTAAGTGATAGTGACAGATACCCTCTCAAACTTTCCGACCTAGTTGTAACCTCATTAAATCCAGAAAAAGCGTATGAAAAATACGTGTGGGCATCTAATCCTGAATTACGATGCAATGAGTTACCTTGTGTTGGAATTAGTGGAGATTACTATTATAGACCTATGGACAAAGTAGGGGAACTATTAGACTACACGGGGTCTGTAATGAGTATTGACCCTTCCGGTACAGGTAAAGATGAAACTTCATACTGCATTACTAAATTCTTAAACGGACAAATCTTTGTTTTTGAATGTAGTGGTTATGGTGGTGGTTTTACCGATGAAGTTTTAATGAAACTTACTAAGGCTGCCAAAAGACATCAAGTCAATGCAATCCTCGTGGAAAGCAATTTTGGTCAAGGAATGTTTACACAACTTCTCAAACCCTTCTTGAGAAAAGAATATCAATGTACGATTGAAGAAATTAGGCACAACACCGCTAAGGAAAAGCGACTGGTTGGTACCTTAGAACCTTTACTTAATCAACATAGGCTAATCATAGATGAGGATGTCATTAAAAATGACTACAATTCCACATCATTATACAAAAATGAGGTAGGATTAAGGTACCAATTATTCTACCAAATGAGCCGATTAACCCACGAAAAAGGCTCTTTAACCCACGATGATAGGCTAGATGCCCTTGAAATGTCCTGTAATTACTGGCTAGAACAAATGGCTAGAGATGCAGACATCGCTATCTATGAGCGAAAAAGGGATATTATAGACCAAGAATTAGACCAATTTATGGAGTCGGCTATTGGAGTTAAACCTAAGGCAACCACGTGGATAAACTAAACTTGTTTCGGGTAATGAAGGAGTTGAATTAACCCCCACTATAAGGATACCCCCTTTGAACTGCCTATAGATACCTATGGATTACTCCTCCTACCTATCCCCTCCTAGTACCTATAGACCCCCAAGGTAACCTGTGAGTTACCTAATGACTTCTAATGAGTGCATATCGAAAACCTAACCGAGCATACAAACTGACATCGTTGCAGTATGTCTCTTGGAGGTTGTATAAAGTTTTACTTTTGTTTGCCCAAAAGTTTTAAGACAAAAATCTGAGCGACTCTACGTATATGACAATTTTGATTTTCCCCCCTTCGGGTCTTTGTCATATCCCCACGTAAAAACAGGGTGGCGGGGGTCTTTTGTAATGCAATCACGACAAGAAACACGACAAACAACATCAAAAGTATTGTCAATCAACAAACTGTACTAGTTGTTATAACTAGTTGGAGTTGATTTCTTATTATAAAGACAACAACCAACCTATTTTTTTAATTTACCACCTGTCTTTTACCCTATGTTAATCAGTTTTTTCAGCCCTTGGGTTCCCTTCGGATTACTTGCAGAACTACAAATATAGTACTTGCAGAACTGCAACAAATGAATATATTTATACTTGCAATTGTGCAAATACAACGAAGGGAGTTTTATTATGATTGCATTTCTAAGACTAACAGTAATGACCCTGAGCCTTGCCATAGTTGGTATGGGTTTTTTTGAGTTATTAACTAATCCTTTTCCTTTGATGCTACCACTGCTCATCATGGGTTCAGGTATATTTATGTTTTTAATAATGGCTTACAGAGTTGGAGAGGTGGATTAAATGAGTGTTGCAATTGATTTAATGACATCCTTTGAATCTGACAGACCTAGTAAAAAAACACCTAGTGTTTGGATAGGTTGTTTGGCTTCTTATAACTCTGGGCGTTTGTTTGGTGAGTGGGTAGAAATCCCAACAGACCCCGAGCAACTCCGAGAGGAAATCCAAAGAGTACTAAAGAAGTCACCCGAGCCAATGGCTGAAGAATGGGCGTTTATGGATTATGAATATGTGCCTACAGAGTTTGGAGAAAATCCAGACTTAGACAAACTTTGTGAATATGTCCAACTTACTCAAGACTATTCAATTAATGAGGTTGGAGCGTTTATAAGTTGTTTTAGTCTTGATGACTTAGACAACTTCACTGATGCATATATAGGCGTTTATGAGTCATTTGATGAGTTTGCTCAACAAGAGGCAGACTGTCACTTAGACGCTATAGAAGGTCAAGATTTTTTAAAAAGATATTTTGATTATGACAGTTGGAGTCGTGATTTGTCTTATGACTATTCAAGCGAATATATAGGGGGGTCTTGTTATGTATTCTCCAATTATTAGTCAATACATCAAACGCCCAACTTGGGAATTGAAGAATATGGAAAAGGCGTTGTCGTCTCCTATCTCAATGAGCTTATTAAATTCAAAAGAAGACTTTGAAACGCTCTCGGCTGTCCGTTGGATTTTACGCAGTCGCAAGAAGTGGAGCAACAACAACAACAACAAAGTAAAAACAGCATGAAACAAAAAACAAAAGTTAACTTTATTATTTCAATAACTTTCTTTGTTGTTTATGGGCTTGTTTTTTTAAAGCTCTTTATTTTCTAATAAACAATTTTAAAGACTCCATAGGGGGTCTTTATGATTGCTTATTGAGTAATCAAGAAGGGATAAAATGAAAGTTTTAAGAAAATGCGAGCAAGGAGTTTATGAAGATATGCTTTTTAACTCCTTGGAAGAACTTAGAGACTACTTGCGGGAACTTCACTCTTACACCGCAAACAGTGAAGAAGACGAAGAGAGTATTAATAAAATGTCATTAAATGATATTTGCGACTTCTTTGAATGGTCTTATGAGTTTATTTCAGAGGAAGAAGCAGACAGCATTAAACTGCTCGAATACTCATATTGCCATTAAACAATTTTAAAGACCTCTTAAAGGGGTCTTTATGATTGCTTACGACAATCAAGAACGGAGATATAAAAAAAAAATGAAAAAACTAATCTTAATTTATAGAAAAATTAGATTTTATTTTTCTAATAGAGGGCTTGAGGCAATCCTCAAATATGACCCTTTAAACATACTTACAGACAAGAAAGAGGGGAACAATGAAAAAAAGCAAAACAGATACTATTTATAGTACTGCATTAACTTACGCCTGTTTTATTGGTGGTCAAAAAAAAGTAGATGAAAATCTACTAGATAAAATGTTAAAAGATTTTTGTCTTTTGTCTGATGAGTATGGATACGACTACAAACAAGAATTTAAAAACATTTTAGAAAGCAAAAGTGAAATCAATGAATAAAAAAGAATTGGTAAAATCACTTAATAAACTCCTTCAAGAGTCTTTTGAAGAGTTGGAACATTCTCGAGACTTAGCTGAAGAGCATTACTCCATAGGGTGGATTGACTGCCTCAACGCCATTTTAAAAGATATAGGCGAGCCAACTCCTTTGGATGTTGAAACGGTTATTACTGATATTCAAAACAACAATAAAAGAATACTTTTTTAAATTTAATTTTTTAAGTGGTTGGAGTTGTCATAACTTCAGCCACTCTTTTTAATAGATTTTATTACCCGTTTTATTACCCCTTTTATTACCCGCCACGACAGAAACCATATTTAATACTTGCAGTTATGCAAATATATTTATTACCCTCAAGGAATGATATGG